AGAGACGCACTTACAAAAAAGAATTGTTGTTTTAATCTAAGTTGTCTTCCTTGATCTGTACCATCATTAGGATAAAGAACCTTAGATATAGTTTCTGATTGTACTCCTTGTTCTACTGATCCAAGATAGTCACCTATGTTAAATGCATAGAAATCAAATATCTCAGTAGCATCTGCTCTCCATAGTCTTAGTCTATTACAACTATCAACTCTATATCCCAACTGCAATACATCATAAGGTACAGCAACTACTTGTTCAGCAGGAACCCAACGTACTCTATGATTACCTCTATCAGATGTATAGTGTTCTACATAACCACCAAATCCAATAAAACAAGACTCATCAGGATAACACATTTCCCATGGCCAATCTCCATGTAACCAGTTATCAGTAACTTCTATTTGTTGTCCGTCCCTTATTTCTTGTTTGAATATACCAAACTTATATCTTATACCATAACCAGTAGCAGGTACTTTAAGAGTCGCAAGAGACTCCATATAACATGCAGCAAGACGACCAAGACCACCATTACCTAATCCTGGTTCTTCTGCTAATTCTAGCACCTGATCTAATGTTGTATTATAATCCTTTACTGCTTCTTCTGCTTCTTTATATACACCCAAATTTAAAAGATTGTTTCCTAACTGCGGGCCAATCAAAAACTCTGCAGAGAGATATGATACTTGTTTTTCTATAGTACAAACCTCAGGTGCAAGATGATAGTCTATCATCCTATCCCTTATAGCATAACACAATGCCATGTAGATATCATGTGATGAAGCAGTCTCAGGTCTTTTCCCTAGTGTATAGTAGAGACGATCCTTGATTGCAACGGATAAATTACTCGTCAACTTTTTTCTTCTTGCTACCTATATTATACTTTGTTTCAAGTATCCAGTCATCTTTGTCTCTATATGCTAATACTTTGATTTGATTCAAAGGAGCAATATCTTGTATCTTAGTAACATCAACTATCCCTATGAGGCCCCAATCAGCAAGAAGCTGAGCAATACGGTTGCGACGCTGAACATCATTAGAAGTAAGGTTAGCGTGTTTTCCATCAAGAGCAAAAAGCTCTTTAAAGTGGACAAGGTAGTACCTCCCTTGTTTGTGTAGAATATGGCAAGATTGATATATCTTTTTCTCTTTCCTAGATGCTACTCCGATTCTGGTTAGAGTCTCTCTAACCTTTAAAAAGTCATCTGGCTCTTTTAATGTAACTTCTACCATCTGATCGGTAGTCCATTTCACTTCAGGCTCTTGCACCACACTCATCGTTTTCCTCCAGTTTCAAATTTCGATTTTATAAAATTAAGTTGTTCAGTTGTGAGGATTTTAAGAGCTTGTTTTGCCTTTTCGTTACTATAACCATAATAACGTTTTACCATGTCAAGATCTTTAATCTCATCTTTACGGAGCCAAGGAGAGAATCTCTTCTTAGGTCTGAGTGTATTTAGAAAAAAATCATATTGCATCTTCTTAGGTAGAAAATGATACTGATTCATTTCATTTGCAAACATAATTGAATCCAGATGACCAGAGTAAATACGGTTTACAATATAGGGTGCATAGTTCTTCTCTAATGAGGGATCTTCCTCAATAAGATTTTTCTTTGTTTGGTTAATTGAGTTCAACCAATCTTTCAATTCAGTCATGATTTAATAAATTTATATGCTAGTGAGACTCTAAATCCAGTGTAATATCTATGCGTTCCATCTGCATAGTGTGTTATATGTGATGGAAACATTATAGCACGGTTTGGTTTATATCCAACAATTTTAGTAGGTTCTTTGTTATCTTCAGAAAAAATTAAGTGACCACCCCAGTCTATTTCCCATGTTGGATTTGGATAATATAGAAAAGTATAATCTCCATCATCTGTATGAGGATTTCCTGACTGGCCTGCTGATTGGCCATTAGCATATATTCTGCGTACTCTATAAGATATCCCTAGTTTAGCACAGATAATATCATACAAATATTTACTGAAGAATTCTTCTTTATGAAGTTTATCCATATGCCAAAACCAATTATTATTGTTACCTCCACTTGGAGCCCACTTAGGTCTTAACAATAGATCAAAAATCTCCTTTCTAATATCTTCAGTAAAGAAATTATCATACACATCAATACTAGGAGTAATAACTAATTCCAATGTCGGATTACCCCCGCAATAATAAAGCAATTAGTGATAAGGTAGCTGAAAAATATAAAAGTCCGTACCAGAAGTACGTGATTGTCATATTTTTTTGTTCGCTCGTCTGCGAATGATCCGAGTGCATACTTCCAGATTCTCCAAAGTCTAATCATATTTAATCCAATGTCTGTCTTCACGACGTGTACTATCTATCTCCCTATTGAAAGGAAAACTAACAGATAATCTTTTAGTATGTGATGTTGCTAAATGAGGATAATATCTTGGTATCCAAATAGCATCACCTGGTTTCATATCAACATTCAATATTGGTTTTTGATCAGTTTCTATTCTAACATCCTTCTTTTCTTTTAGCAATTCTTTGGGATTAGAAACTGCCTCCCAGACTTTAAAATTAGTTATTCCCTCACATTGAACTATAACATTATCACTCATATCAAAATGAATTTCAAATGGATGTCTTGGTTTTAAATTACGACACATGTAGATGTGTGCATCTACTTCTTGATTATATTCATCTTCTAAATTTTTAGCGAACTCATTTATCTTTTCTGTGGCTCTAGACATGTCCGTGAAATAAGAAACACCACTTTCATCAATAATTTTTTCCAGTAAACCAGACGGATAACAATTAGCATCAGTACACCAGTAATTATTTTTCCATGTATCAGTTCCTTCTCCAAATACCCTTACTCTAGATGCAGACATTAAAGGTCTTATATTAATAAGATTGGATATTTCTTTCCAAGATAATAAATTAGGACAGTATCCTTTTTCAAATTTAGGGATCATTTATCTACAACATACACGTTACCAGAAATTGATATACGTTTTTCATCTGACGTATAGAATGGATTTACTCCATGATACATTTTGGCGGGGAAAAATACCATAGACCACTCCCACTCACTATCAAGGTTTATATGGTGCGACTCTTGCCCACCGAGAGTACTATTATATGAAAAATAAAATGCTGCAGTCTCGTTACCATTTACCTTTGGATATACTTTTTGTTCTTTTCTATAATCATAAGGTATCTTCACCCAAATTACAAATGAAAATGCACCTGTATGAATATGTGCTGGATTAAAATCATGCTTACTCTGATAATTAACCCATAGTTTACCTAGTTCAAAATCAGGATTCTTTTGCTGAAGTTTTTCTAAAGGTATAATTGAAGCAAGATAGTTTGCTTGTACTCCAGTCATACTTGGATGTAAATTAAATTGTTCCATATACTGGTATGCTAATAATTGTGCAAACCTAGAAACTTCCTTAGTTATAGGAAGTGTATATTCTTCTTGAAGATGGCCTCTGAGAGTGTTTCTAGCATCCTGTCCACGAGTCTGCATAGAAAAAAGCAGTTCTTCTCTCACGGATGGAGGAACAACCGCATGTAACCAACCTGGTGATTTTATCCAGTGAGGTTTAATCTGTATCATATTTTTTTAATTGTGCCTCCAATACATATTCCATACTCTCAATATTTTCCCTTAAATAATCTTCCCAATAATTTCCCTCTATATGATCATGTAAATGGGCAAGATGATTTAAAGCAAATATCAATTTGGTTTTATTATTCAATTTCATTTTCTCTAGACCTATTCTTAATAATAATTCTATCGTTTTTGTAGTCGGCTACAAATTCTAATACATCATCATTATCCCACATGAGTTCTTCATATAATGCATTGAGACGATCCATGTCTTCCCACAGATCATTAATATGTTCGCTTTCTTCGTTAGTCATCTTATAATCTGAATGTTGTTGTCCTCAGTCCAGAGTTCGACTTTATCTCTGAAACGACCATCTTGTTTTAGTTTGTCGTACCTTTTGGTTGCTTTACGTTTCCACCAAGAAATTATATTCTCTAAATGAAACTTGTCCCAATTCTGACCTCTCCTTAATTTATCTTCTTCTCCAAGTAGGACTTCACGAATGTTAGCATATCCATAATCAGAGATATAAAATCTTTTCTTTTGGGTCAATCCGAAAGCCATATCTATAACATCATTAAACTTAGATAACTTATCATCATGTCCATATTCTTTCAATGAATTCTTAATCCATGAAATCATCTTTGTTTGACGTTTCATTTTTTTAGAAGATGCTTTGTTATCTGTAAGAGGTTGATTACCATTTAATTTAGTA